TATTATATTTCTGATAATTTACGTTATGCTCTTGGTGAGTTTGAAGAACAAATTAAATCTGTTATGGCAGAAGTTGAAACCGAGTTATATGATACTCACTATCATGAGGGCTATGCTGAAGGTCAAGTGATTGGTCATGATGAAGGTTATGACCAATGTCGATATGACCATGACATAGATGTGTAATATGTTAGATAAAGAACAAATAGAAAATTGGAATAAGATGAAATTAGAAATAGGTAAAACATATATAATAACAAATCGATTTAAGAAAACAGTGGTAGAAGTAGAACAATATTTGCCTCCAAAACCCCAAAAAGGTCTTAATGTAAACTTAATTTGGCGGTCAGGTACTTTCCTAGTAACACCACAAAATCAAGATGAAATTGATGAATTATTATGTTGTCATGATGCAAAAGAACCAGACGATTTTTGTACAGATACTTTTGAAGAGTGGGAAATGGACAACACTTGGGATGGTGTTGATGAATATTTTTCTTACTGGTCAAATTGGACTGAAACAGAAAAAGAAGTTTTTGACAATGAATATGATAATGACCCTTACAGTTCTCGATATGACTTTTTAACTGAACAAGGTTATATGCCTGACGGTTGTACATGGTATATTGAAAACGGTATAGAAATAGAACCATTAGAAGAATAGGAAATCAAATGATTACAGTTGAACACGAATTTGGAGAAGATATTATCACTATAATTGACCCTGATGGTCGGTTTAATGATATCGAAGTAATATTACGTAGTGATACCTTTTGTTATCTTCGACAATATAATGATACTGACAATAAGTATGAAGTCATAACGTGTTCACCTGTAATGGTTGATATGCTTATGAGAAGTTACAGTTTAAAAGAAGGGGTATATGTATACGATGCAAACGGAAATGTATGAGTTTCTAGCAGCACAATTTGATACCGAAGACCATCGACACTATGATACTTTGTATGATGGTTTTAGGGAAGAATGCGAAGAATTAATTGCTGGCAGTGAGGATAAAGACAATTTCATAGATGAAGTTGGTGATGTCTTGTGGTATCTTGCAACATTATGTAAGCATAAAGGTACTACACTGGATGAAGCAATGAACAAGAATATATTAAAATTGGAGCATAGGCTTTTAAATGGAAAATAAAATATATGACACTTTTAAGGAAGCTTGGGAAGCATCCAAGAAGGAAAAAGGTAAACATCGTATATACATGGTTTCGGATGGAACTAGGGTAAAAGGGTGGACTTTTGACCTTATAAATAAAGATAAAAATACTTCGCAATAATGACCTAATTAGGGTCACTAAATAAGGAATATTATATGACATATGCTATTATTGATGGTGATGTTCTGCTGTATATGGCTATGTGGCAGAGTGAAACCATTGACGATGCAACTTCTAAGTTTGATGAGATTATGAATGATATGCTCTCATGTACATTCTCTAAAGACTACGTTATGGCTATTGGTGGTCATAGCAACTTTAGGTCTACCCTGTTTAATAACTACAAGGGTAACCGTAAACGAGCCAAAGATACAAGACCAGATTGGTTTCTTGACTTGAAGTCTTGGATTGTTAATAACTATGAAGGTGCAATATTCACGGATAATTGTGAAGCTGATGATATGGTAAGAGTCTGGGCTAATGAGTTAGATGCTGCTGGAATTAATCGAGTAGTAATCTCAATAGATAAAGATTTAGACTGTATTGGAGGTAATCACTTTAATCCAAGAACTAGACAATTATATCAAATAGAACCTGATTATGCTGAACGCTTTTATTGGGAACAGATATTAACAGGAGATGCAACAGACAATATACCTGGGATTTATAGGTGTGGACCAATTAAGGCTAAGAAAATATTATCTAATGCCATCACATCTGATGAATTAAAGGCTGCTGTTTGTCGTGCTTATCATGATGAATATGGTGAAGAAGGGTATGATTATTTATTAACTAATGGTCGGCTTATTCACATATGGAGAACTATTAATGACCACTTCAAAATCAAAAAAGAAGTATACGAAGCCGCTATTGGATAGTGAGCTTGGACACTGGGAAAGTAATGTTCCTGTGAATCCTAGTACTGCTTTTGGGTTCCTGTACTGTATTGAGAATACGGCTACAGGACAATTTTATTGGGGTAAGAAACAATTCTTTCATGGTGGAAAGCGTAAATCTAAAACTAAAGGTAAAGAAATGCCTTGGCGTACTTATACTGGTTCGTCAGGTCATCTCAAAGATGATATAGAAATTCACGGTTATGATAAGTTCAAATTCGTTATTGTTGAAACTTATAAAACCAAAGGTGGTCTATATTATGCTGAAGCATACTGTCAAATGTTATCTGATTGTATGACTAAAATGTTACCTGATGGTTCTAAACCACGTTTTTATAATCGGCAAATAGCTGCAATTAGGTTTATTCCTCGTGAAGAACCTACAGAGATAACAAAAAAATTTATTACAAAGATAAAGAGGAGATGCAGATGAAAAACCTATCAATAGGTCTTTATTGGGGTAAAATAATTGCCTTAGTAAGTGCGTTAGGTTCTGCCTTAGAGTATTTACCTGCTTCTCCGTTTGTAGGCATTATTTTGTATTTTATACTTGATGAAGCCTCACAGTTAGCAATGTCTGTAGCAATAGCAAATGGAGAAATAGAAGATGGGTCGGATAGTTACTAAAAACCAACCCTGTGAATCATGTGGAAGTTCAGATGCAAAACAAATCTATGACGATGGGTCTGCATTTTGCTTCTCATGTCGCAAAAACTACCCTAAACCGAAGGAGGATAGAATAGTGTTCGAACCACAAGAAACCTTCCTCTCATCGGTAGGTGGTTATAAATTAAATGAAATTCGTGAAAGTTTTCCTATCAGGGGTTTCAGAGAAAGGAACATCTTTAAACAAGTTGCTGAACATTATGAAGTTAAAATAAGCTACGATACAGATGGTAACATTGATGCACACTATTATCCTTTTAAACAGGGGAATGATGTCACAGGTTACAAGATACGTAAGCTACCAAAAGACTTTTCTAGTGTAGGTACTGTTAAAGGATTGTTCGGTCAACATCTTTATAACGGTGGTAAACGTTTAGTAATTACTGAGGGGGAACTTGATGCTATGTCTATGCAATCAGCATGGTACAAAAAGTATAAGAAGTTCTATCCTGTAGTATCTTTGCGTTCTGCTACTGGAACTAGAGATTTAATTGATGCTCGTGAGTGGCTAAGAAACTTTGACGAAGTTATTATCTGGTTTGATAATGATGAAGCAGGTCAAAAAGCTACTGAAGAGGCTGCAAAAATAATCGGATATGACAAAGTTAAGATTGCTAAATCAACAGAAAAAGATGCGTCTGACCTGTGGATTAAAAATCCTGACCAAGTTATATATACTGTCCTTGATGCTTCTGAGTATACCCCTTCTGGCATTGTCACTGGTGAAGATGTCTGGAAGTTAATTACTGAGTACAATAAAGTAGAAAGCACACCATATCCTAATTGTCTAGAAGGCTTAAATGTGAAAGACAAAGGTATGCGCTTTGGCGAAATTACGCTTTTTACTTCTGGTACTGGCGCAGGGAAATCAAGCCTGATGCGTGAAATTATTTATCATTTAGTGGAGACAACAGATGACAAAGTGGGAGTTATCGCACTTGAAGAAAGTCCAGCAGAGACAGGTCGAAAGTTGGCTGGCCTCGCCATCGATAAAAATCCAGCAAACGAGGATATTCCCGAAGAAGAACTTCGTATTGGATTTGAGCGAGTGTTTGCTGATGAGCGTCTTATCCTTTTGGACCATGTGGGTTCCGCTGTTGGTACTTCTCTTATTGACCAAATTGAATATATGGCACTTATTGGTTGTAAGTATGTCTTCTTAGACCACCTTACTCTTGCTATCTCAGAAAGTGTAGATGGTTTAGATGGTCTTGCAGCACAAGACAAAATGATGAATGATTTATTACGTATTGTAAAGAAACATAACGTATGGTTAGGATTAATATCTCACCTACGTAAAACAAGTACAGGAAAACCATATGAAGAAGGAGAAATGCCATCAATGGACTCCATCAGGGGTTCAGGCTCAACTAAACAAATTGCAATGTCGATTGTTGCGTTCTCTAGAAACTCAGTCGCAGAAGATGAGTCAATCAGAAATACCGTTAGGCTCCGTGTCCTCAAGTCTAGGTACACAGGGCTTACTGGCGATGCTGGTAGTTGCATGTACAATCATACAACTGGTCGTCTTACTTATTCAGGTTCTTTTAAAGCCGTTGAAGAAGCCAATGGAGAAGATTTTAGCCTTTCCCAGAAAGCTACTAAGCAAGCTGAAAAAGTCTTGAGGATATGAGGTAATAAATGCAACCTTATATGTTAGATGAAGAAATGGCAATTTTAATCAGTGTAATTTTGAACTTAGTAAAAGATGGAGAAGCAGAATTATCTGCTCTCCCTCCTACATTACAAGAATATCTTTTTGGTCTCGTCACTGACTATGAATCAAGTGAAGAGGAAGTAAGGAAAAGAATATATTGGTTTGCTAACACAAGATTAAATGAAGTAACCAAAGAAAGGATGTTACATTAATGTCAAATAAAACGGAAAAAATGTGGACACACGTTAATAATTGGTTAAGTGCATTGCCAACTGACGTCCACTTAGAAATGTTCTTAACAAACAGTAATGACTTTAATACAGATGAAGACAAAAACCTTTATAGAAAACTTTGGAAAGAGGCTAAAGATGGTAAAACATCTCCAACAGTAGATGATTCATTGTCTACCATGCCGCTTGAAATTGAAAAGGTGGAACCTGTTGAAGCTATTGAAGTTGATGAAGATAAACAATACCACGATATGAATAAAGATGAATTAGAAACATGGGCGAGAGAAATTTATAACGTGGAATTAGATAGACGGAAAACAAAGAAAAATATGATAGAAGACCTTGAAAGTGCTCTATTGTATTATAACTACAAGGACGAATAAAAATGAACTCAATGAAACCTTATGAAAGCTTTATCCATCTTTCTCGTTACTCAAGGTATCTAGACTCCGAAGGGAGACGTGAGACTTGGGGCGAAACTGTAGATAGATTAGTAGGTTTCTGGATGAATCGACTCGGTGATACCCTCACTGATGCGGAATATGCAGAAATACGTGATGCTATTTACAATCGTGAAGTCATGCCTAGCATGAGAGCAATGTGGTCTGCAGGTAAAGCATTAGAAACAAATCACTTTAGAGGGTATAACTGTAGTTTTGCTGCAGTTGACCATATTCGAGTGTTCGATGAAATCTTGTTCATATTAATGGCTGGCACTGGTGTTGGCTTCTCAGCGGAGAGTAAATATGTTAACAAGTTACCTATTATCAATGATACTTTTACGGAGACAGAACGTGTTATTACGATTGAAGACAGTGCAGAAGGTTGGGCAAAAGGTTTACGAAAGCTTATTGCTGAACTATACTTGGGTAATATTCATAGGTGGGATTACAGCCGTATCCGTCCTGAAGGTGCTAGATTAAAAACTATGGGTGGTCGGGCAAGTGGTCCAGACCCTCTAGAAGCATTATTTCACTTTGTTACTGATGTATTTAAGAAAGCTTCAGGAAGAAAACTAAGACCTATCGAAGTACATGACATTGTATGCAAGATAGCAGAAGTAGTAGTTGTTGGTGGTGTTAGACGTTCTGCGCTTATCTCTATTTCTGACTTAGGTGACCCTGAAGTAAGAGACTGTAAGTCTGGTACATGGTGGGAAACAGAAGCACAACGTGCATTAGCAAATAACTCTGCTGCTTATGAGAGCAAACCATCTATGGCTGTGTTTATGGATGAGTGGATTGCACTTATGAAATCGGGTTCAGGTGAGCGAGGCATTGTATCTCGTTATGGCTTACAAAAGTTTGCGCCATCACGTAGAGACGGTGACCAAATTGTTGGACTTAATCCTTGTGCAGAAATTGCCCTTCGTTCAGGACAACTATGTAATTTAACAGAAGTTGTTGCTCGTGCAGAAGATGACGTTAGAGACTTAGTACGTAAAGTACGTGTGGCTACAATATTAGGCACATTACAAGCATCTTTAACAGACTTTAAATATGTGCGTAAAATATGGCAACATAACTGTGAAGAAGAAGCCCTATTAGGT